CAGCTCTAGAAACTGTTCCAACACCAATATCAGCAGTAATGGAATCACCAATCTGTAAATCGGCATTAATGCCATCAACAATGCTTAATGTTACATTAATATCAGCCACTTGATACTGTTTTACTTATTGATTCCTTCAGCGTGAACACCGCATCAATACCAATAGTGTTTTTTTGATTACTTTCATAATCTGCGTCCGTTTCTACTACATTTATATCAACATGATAATCTCCTGTTGTAGCCTTTTTAGTAGTACCTGATAATATATCTGCACGATAAGATGTTGCTGAAATAACAACTAAAGCATCAAAGCCACCAACTCCACCTTTATTGAATTTAGCTAATATCGACCCTTGAGATGTATGAACGACATAAACATATAACTGAGCAAGATTTGTTATATTGATAGGAGTGCCACTACTATCTGTTAATCCAATCAACAAAGGAATGTCGTCACCCTTTCGTCTTGTTATTGCTGCCATAATCGTTTAATATTAATTAATCACCAATAACTAAAAATGGCCGTTTGTCCGTGCACCAGCTCCCGCACCCGCAACCCTTGTCGTCCCATAAAGGATATAAAATATGGTTCCGGTTCAGGTATGTTACTACCTCGCACTTGATAGCCTCAGCCGTCAGTCGTGCCTCAGTCTCCAGACGTTGTACCTGCTTATCAGTTGCAGGGGTTGACAGGTCTGAATCCTTAATAACTATCCCTGCCGCTGTGTAGTTATACGGAGTCCTGTTTGTGAACCTCGCAAATGCGTAGTACATTATACAAGCCTTCAGTCCTTGAAAAAGATAAGTTCTGGAATTTACTGTTGCCGGTGTTGGGTATATATAAGAGCCTCCGTCAAGTAAAGCTTGGTTTAATGCTGTAGTAGTACCAAGTGATTCCTGCGTAACCAACTCATTTAACAAGGCATCAGTAAGCCAAACCTTAACATCGAGCATCTGGGCCTCTGAAACAAACTGCGGCCAGCTTGCAGAATTTTTTACTGAATCTGCAATATATTTATAGTTGTCTAAATCAGACTTCTGTACTAGCGTTATCATTTGACGTTGGTATTACTTCTGTTCCTGGTATTACATATTGCAACGGAATAATAGAATAATCAGTAAATTTAATCATATAAAACTCCAGTAAATCTTTAAATGCCACTTCCAGCATACGGCGCTCATTACTTGTTACTGACGACATAAACTGATATGCTTCACCTACTAGCAAACTCCCAAATCCGGCACCCACATCTATTCCTCTCAAGACTGGTGGTATCATAAACATACCGCCAATGTTCTGTTGAACAGTTTTCTCAGTCACCTCATATTGCCTGTCATAATTCTTAGCCGTGAAATCAATAAACTCCGGCTTCTCCTCATCTGAATCAATATCCACAACCCAGATCTTTGAAGCGTTCTCATCTCCCTGCATACGTTTGAGTTCGGACGCACTGTCAGACTGCTCCTGGTTATATCTATCATGCGGATCAACTGCACCACCTTCTAATGTCCGGGGTTTGATTCCTTTTCTCACAAGGATCCCGGAAGGCAGGAAATTGTATTTTGCATTTCTATGTTTTACAGTTGACACACTCTCCTCTGTGAGCATATCCGTCACGACAGGATCAAACGGACAGACAGGATATTCAAAATCACCATCGGCAGTGTAATAGAATATCTGGCCCAGATACTCCTCCGGCCCACCTGCTTCTATTATCTCATCTAATACAGTATTGGGATTGAACCTATTGATGTATTTTACATCATTGATATTAAAAACTTTTCCTGTTATGCCAGTCCAATCAGGATGAACAGCTATCCTCCCGGTATAACTTAGATCCGTTCCTAATTCTATCCTGCAATGCTCAAAAGGCACATTGTAATATTCAACAGGTGATCCGGCAAAATCATATTTCACCAGACAGGCAAAACCATTGAATTGCCGCAAATCTTTAGCGCATTTCCTGAGTAAGCTATTGGAACGTTCCAGATTGGAATTGAGAATAGTATCGGCAAATACCGGATCAGTAAAACCTGCCCCTTCAATAAATTTGACATAAATATCCAGACAGACTTTTCCTGTCCCGGATGAATTTACGATCTCCAATATCTTTTGAGGATAGTCATTTCCCTTTCCGTACCCCTTTATTTTTTTTGACGTGAGATATTGGTTCCGCTCAACCCTCTGCGCTGTTTTTGTAGCGGAAACTCTCATTATTTCTTGGTTTTAGGGGATCTGCTTTTAGGTTTCGTTCCTGGTAATTTGACAGTATCTACCACAGTATCTACCACAGTATCCGTTACTGCTTCTTCTGTAACTGTGACTTCTTCCACTTTAGGTTCATCTGCAATTTTCGGAGGAATTATTTTAAATCCCCGAAGATCGGATGGCATCATATCAGGAGTCTTTAGAAAATGAATCCTGCATCCGGGATTGATCCTCAGATGCCACTCGGCTAATTCATTGGTGATATTATGATTTGAAAGGTTCTTAGAGTAATCACCTTTAGCCTTGATTACCCTTCCCTCTTTCAGTAAATAACTACAAGGTCCCATTTTTTTTATTTTATTAATTATTAATAACGCTTCAATATAACAAGTACCGCAACGTTTTCTTACATCTTTACCCGTCAGTTGCTTATATACAATCTGTATCTTCTTTTTCCTTTCAGGGGTACGTTCCTTAACAGAATTAATATATGCCCTTGAAAAAGCAATTATTTCATCAATCATAAAAAGAGTGCGGCGATTAAACCGCACTTAGATTATATTGACGGGCAACAATGAGCCAGATGTGTCCTTATCTCAGTTAATGTATCACCCGGAGTAGATCCTACTATATATGACAGCGGCATGGATGACTCTTTCATCTTGTCGGAACATCCGGCAGTCAACAGCCAACCTCCAAGCATCTCATCAGAATTAGGATCACGTTCGGCAGCATTTAACTCCAGACCGAAATCCCATCCAAGAATTTCATATACAGTTCTCTCTAATCCAGATTTATTATAGACATTCTCAACTACTACCATGAAACGGGAATCCTTGAGGTTTTCTATCCAGATCTTATCTTCAGGCGTATTATCAAATATCCTGAAGACAAACGAATGCTCCCACGTTTTCTGGAAGGTCTTTTTGACCATACTGAACTTTGGCTCATTAGACCAGTTATATCCTTCCACGCAGAAAAGATGACATTCCGGCGATCCCGTGAACAGCTCCAGATGAGTTAATATCAGAGCATTGGTAGGATCAAAAGTAGAATTTACCTTGTCAACACATTCGTAGTTTATAAAGAACGCCCTGTCCTTTACGCCGGGAACTAAGTTCTCACAGTTTTTAAGGATACAGGCCACAATCTCATTACATCCTATTGTCATGGCTGTAACTTATTAGATCCCTATTTGGAACAAATTGTCGTTGAGTAACTTGACATCAAAAGCATCAACGGCTTCAATCCTGTTCAAACGAGTTGTCTGATCGTAGAAAACATTAACGTTCTCAAACAGGGAAGTACAAGCCATGCCGATATTCAGGTTAGACTTAGTTGTGTAAAGAACCCTGTTTGGATTATCATAACGACCAGCAAGTGTGTCATTAAAATAAGCACGTATCATCTCATCCCACAGCGGGAGTGAATACATCGGTATCCCATCCCATACACTTGATGTCAGTCCTCCGGTCATAAGAGAAATATTATATGCGACACCCAATGCCTGTAAATGTCTCAATATTTTCTGATGTACCGACCTGGTGACAAGCAATATCTGATCCGGCTGCGCCTGTAATTCAGGAGGAGCATCATCAATTACATTGTTCACATCATCATAGGCTTCGTGAGGCCCATAATACGCTGTCTGATGCTGATAGTTCCCGGTGTTATGATGAATGGCTGTTCTCCTGGCAGGATTGGCCGTCACGGCCAGCGCCAACTGAACAAAGAATCCATCAAATACATTGAAATACCCAGGATTTACACCAGGCGTAAGTTCGCCAAACGGTTCATTAGTAGCAGCCTCATCACCAAACCATGCCATGCGAAAAATCATCTTCTTAATATCTTTCACAAGTATGTCCAGGATGAAAGCGAAATAATCGGTAGTGGTGAGGTTATAAACATCAATACCGCAGTTCAAGGCATATCTGACCAGGCTATCATATACATCGGTGACGCACTGATCAATGATTATCTCCAGATAACGAGGATGCCATAACTTGGGAACAGCCTCTATCTGAAAACATTGTGGCTCAGGATTACAACCCTGTGCAGCCAGTCCCACCAGACCGAAAGATCCGGGTATGAGTCCTATTTCCCTGTCATTCTTTATCCCTGTCACCAACGTATATAATGCGGTCATGTCGGGAGCTTCCAGGACTGCCAAGACAATTAATTCCCGAAGGTCACGTAATTGCTCGGCTGAGAAGGCGAGGTGATGAAGATTAATCGCTTCTAAACATTCATGAGGAGATCCAGTTCCTCTTCCAGGTGTGTCCATAATTATTTATTATTAAGTTTCATAAGTTGTTTTACTCGTTCTCTGTCAATCCCCGTAGCCTTATCCGGTGATTTAAGTAACTGATCTCTTACCGGAGGCTTCCATGAGTTTCGTAATGCCGTTAATTCTGTCACAATAGCAATCGCATCAGAGACCTTCTGAGCATCGGCTTCCTTAGTGGTTGTGAGTGCCAGCTTCTCCGCTTCCAGTTCTGCAATCCTTGCTTTAGCTGCATTCAATTCCTCGTTCTCACCAGCGGGTTCATCTACCGCCGTGATCACTCCTCCCGATATAGTGATGGACTTCCCATCTGTCATAACGTATGTTCCATCGGGAGATGCTTTATCCCCGACAGCCGGGGAACCAGATTCTTTTTCAAGTTTGAACTCCTTACCATCCTTATCTTTTAAGGTCTGATCAACCGGGAGCCTTGAAAACATCTTGGCAATCGCACTGTCTAGTGTGGTTCCAAGTTTTTCAAAAAATGCCTTTTCATCCATGTTAAATTTATTTTTTGGTTTTATATAAGCAAATGCCATTATCGGCTCAATTATTTTGGTAGCAAATCCCAGAGAAAGCATATCCTCGGCAGATAATTTTGTATCTTCCTTCATATACTCTGCCAGCTTCGCCTTGTCGCCTCCTGTTTTCTCAACGTAAAAATTTAATATCTTTTCTTCCTCTTGTGCCAGACCTTCTGCTAATTTAGCAAGGTCTTCTGATCCGTATGCGCCTGCAAGAGTATATGGAGGGATATATGGATTATGAATAAGTCCGTCTGCATTTTTCATCATCTCCCTCTCACTCCCGGCAAGGAATACAATAGTGGCAATGGAGAAAACTTTCCCCTCGCCTATTGTTTTAATCTTCTTCCCGGAATTTGTCAGCAGATCGTATATAGTCCATCCTTCCTGCACGTCACCACCTATGGAGTTGATCTTCACGGTTATGGAAGTAGCATCTTTATTCTCATCCAAAAAATCCGATACTATCTTGGAAGATACGGTATCATCAGATATGGCAAACATCTCCAGCATCTTATCGGGTTCGCCAATACTTCCATAGATTTTTAATATGGCATTTTCCATGCCGTAAAATTAAATATTAGGCATGGATAAATATTATACACAAAATTGTCAAATATTTTTCAGGATCCCATCACCATGAACGATGAGGGTGCATTTCCCATCCAGCGCTTTTTTCAGATTTATGAAATGTCTCTTTATCTTATCACAGAGATCATTGTTTAACTTCGGATGATTCAGCAGATCCACACCGAAAATATGTATCTCTGCGGCATTGTAATATCTGTACGCTATCTGAACGGCAACAAAAGGACTGCAAAATGATCTCTGGAACTGTCTCAGAGTGACATCGCAGGTGACATCGGGATAACTGCTCAATATTTCAATAGGTCTGAAATCCGGTCTTTCTTTATAACAGGCAAGATGGGAATAGAAATCAAAAGGTCTGCATCCGTCAATCACACCCATGCGATCAGCGGTGAAATTCTGTCTCCTATCCAGGCATACGACAGCCTCACATCTATGGTATCTCCATATATCATTGACGCCTACCGACATATCAAAATTATCGGGGTTGAACTCATTTAAGGAACCGCCGAGTCCTAATACTGCTATTTTGTGGTGTTCCATGTTCTGTCTCCCAGTTTCCTTCTATCTGTGGTAATCCCTTTAATCTTCTTGCCTCACAAGTGCCACCGTTCCTGGCATGAAGATGCTGTATGTATTCTCTTGGCTCACCCGTCCAGCACCATCCCTTTCCAGAGGAAT